CAAGCGCACCGGACACAGTGGAAACATGCACTGCACCAGTGCGCCAGAGGCAAACATGGCATTCATACTGCACACTGGTGTTCGCTGCTTGCACTACGGCTACATGCGGCCAGAAGACCGCCTGCGCAAATACGAGTGGTACCGCAACATGGACAGTGGTGCTGACCTAGAAGACGGCTACAGACACATTGTGATCGGCGATATTTTCCCAGCTGATTCTCGCTTCCGCTATGCCGGTCCGTTGAAATTGGAGGCATTGCAATGACAAAGCCCACTGTCCTAATTCCGAATGAGAGCTCGCCGCCTGGTGTGCGCAGTGCACCCATCAGTACAGATGAGCTGCGAGCTCATCTGCGCTTGCCTGTGTTTTCGCCGCCGAATGCAGAGGAAGATGTGTACCTGCAGATGTTGCTGGATGTGGCGCTGGTTGAGGCGGAAGCAAAGCAGAATCGAGATCTGATCGCGCGGCAGTGGACTCTGCGCGTCTATCCTCCCATCGAGACAGAGATTCGGCTGCGTGCTGAGTGCCAGCGCATTGATCAAGTATTGGCATACGACAGTGATGGTGTTGCGTCCACTGTTGATAGTGCTGATTACTATCTTGATGCTGCATCTTCGTCTTTGATTTTCACGGAAATTCCAAGCGTCGATCGGTATCTGGAGATCATATTCACGACGAGAACGCTCGATCCATTTCCTGAACATGTTCGTTATGGGATCTTGCTCCTGGCTGGTTGGTGGTATCAACAACGTGTCCCGATTGTCGAAAAATCTACAACTCAAGTGCCACTCGAATATCCGTTCGCTGTGAGTCATTTGCTGAGAAAGGGGGCATGGCCAAGTGCCGCAGTTCTCTAGCGTCCGCGCTTCTGAGCTGACTATCCCGTTCCGCCTCCAACGGCGTGTGGAAACAGTGTCTGCCAGCGGCGAAGTGCTTGTGGCGTGGAAGACTTACTGCAGTGGCTGGGCAAAAGAAATGGTCATGACGCCGCGCGAGTTTGTTGCAGCAGAAACAGTGCTCTCTGAAGCCCGGCGCGTGTTCTTGACTTACTGGGTGCCAAATATCAAGCCATCTGATCGGCTGGTGACTGGTGATGGACGCACGTATGACGTTGTGCAGGCTGTGAAACCCGATGGCTATGACGCCGCCGTGATGATCTATTGCGTGGATATGCAAAATGCAGATTGAGACCGCAGCCCAGAGCATTTTGACGGCAGACGCCTCGCTTACGGCAGTTGTTTCTGCCAGCAAAATCCGCACGGACGGAGAGCACTATGAGTTGGAGCCGCCATATGTGGTGCATGGCATGGCGCAAGAGCGGGCGATTGCGACTCATGACTCGCCATCTGGTCGGCTGAGGCTTGTGGACTACGAGGTCAATTGCGTTGCTTCGACACTTGATTCTGCTTATGACATCAGCGAGAAAGTGATCGCTGCTCTTAGTGGTGCTCATGCCAATGGCACTACGTGGATTTTTGTGAATAGACGCCGCTCGTTCGAGATGGACGCGCGCGTCTGGGTGGTGACTGTACAATTCACGGCTGCAATTCAGCCGAATTAGGAGGGCAATATGGCTGCAGATGGCGTTCTTGGTTTTGGCGTAAAGGTCGCTTACTCGACTAGCTCGCCTGTAAGCTGGACAAGAATTCCGCAAGTTCGCAATGTTCAATTTCCTTCGTTCAACCCGGACGAAGTGGAAACAACCGTTTATGGGAATCTGCCGTACAAGCGGTATATTCGCGGCTTGATTGACGTTGGCGAAATGACTCTGACGCTTAACGCAGATCTTGCCAATACAAGCGTACATAGGCAATTGCGTCAGCTAATGCTTGACGGTACGACTGTCTGGTGGCGCATTGAGGTGCCGGAAAACCGCACCATGACGAACTGGGTGGCGTTTGAATTTCAGGGTTGGGTAAAGGGATGGTCGCTTAGCACTGAAATGACGCAAGTCCAGACGCTTGAAGTGTCAATCAGGTTCGACGGCACCGCCTTTGCGATGTATGCTCCTGGTGCGTCGGCGATCAGCTAAGGAGACATCATGCGGCCTGTGGATCCAGTTACAGTCACCGATATCAACGGTGCAGAACACAAGTGCCTGCTCACAATGGGCGGGCTGCGCCGTGTGATGCAGCGTCTCGGCGTGCGCTCCGTGCAAGAGCTCATGGAGCAGCACGCCGAGAGCGCCATAGTCACGATCCTCTATGAGGCGCTTCCGGCGCAAGAACGTACGGCCATGACAGAGGAGCAGTTCGCGGAGCTGTTACCGGCAGACATCAACACTCTCGCGGCTGCTGTTGCCAGCCTGTTGGGGGCGCAACCAAAGCGCCCTCAGGTAGCGGACGGCCAAGGGCAGCCGAGCTAGACTGGCTGCGCCTGTGGTCGTTCGCTCGGCAGTCCCTAGGGCTCTCATCCAAGGAGTTCTGGGGGCTCACGATGCCAGAGCTGGAGGCTTTAATGGAGCGCTACGCCGAAGGAGAAAAGAGACAGAATTACAGGGCTGCGCTCATTGCTGCGACCATCATCAATGTTGCACCTGGGCGGAAAAAAGTCGTCAAGCCCGAGGACTTTTTCCAGGAGCAGCGCTACACTCCTATTGACGCTGAAGATTTGAAGCAGACTCTCGCTTGGATTGCAAGGCAAAAAAATGCCGCAGTTTAAGCTGATTGTTCGACAGGTCAATGCCAAGCCGATCTACGATAACATCGAGCGGCTGAAAAAAGCAGTGCGCCTGTCGCATCCGCAGGCACGTGAGATGACGGCTCGCGTGGCTAGAGTCATGCGCGATGAGATTGCAAGCAAGGCTCTGGCTGCAAGGGCGGGGCATCATACTGTGGAGAGCACATTCTCCACGGCTTCTGATCGCGCCCCTGATTACAAAATGTTGACGCAACTTGTCGGCATCCGCAAGCGTGGCCGGCAAAGGCCATACGCGCCTGGTTGGCGAGAGTGGCGTGCGCGAGTGGCTCGCACCAACCTCAAATGGCGCGGCAAGCGTGGTGCTAAGACGATTGCAGGCGCTCGTACAGTGATGGCTGGCGCTCTTGTAGGAGAGTCGCTGGCTAAAATGACCGAGAAAGGCACAAAGTACATGCGGGCGCGGCCATTCTGGCGATCGGCAATGGCTGCGTCTAGATACAAAGCGCTGCTGCTGCTGGAGCAGGGCTTGCGTGATTTGCTGTTCTCGCAATTGAGGTGACTATGGCTAGCCTGGGCGACATGATCGTGAGGGTGGGTGCTGATGTCGGCGATTTTGTCGGCGGCATGCAGCAGGTTAACCGAGAGTTGAGCGCCACGAAAAAAGCCATAGATGAGCAGACTGCTGGTCTGAAATCGTTTGGCTCGGCCATGACCAGCATGGGCGTGCAGCTCTCCGCTGCGATCACTGCGCCGCTGGTAGGTGTCGGTGCCGCTGCTGTGTCTGCTGCTGGCAGCCTAGAGCAGGCTCAGATTGCATTCACCACGATGCTGGGCTCCGCTGAAAGAGCCAGTGGTCTGCTACAAGCGCTGCAGGAGTTCGCTGCCAAAACGCCATTTCAGTTTGATCAATTGGTCAAAGCATCCCAGATGCTCATGGCCTACCAGTTCCGGGCAGAGGAACTGCTGCCCGTGCTGCGTGCTGTGGGCGATGCGGCCGCTGCTCTTGGCGGCGGACCTGAGACGATTGAGCGTATTGTGAGAGCGCTCGGCCAAATGAAGGCGAAGGGCGTGGTCTCTGCAGAAGAGATCCGGCAGCTTGCTGAGGCAGGGATCCCAGCGTGGCAAATGCTGGCCGAAGCAATCGGCGTGACGGTTCCTGAGGCCATGAAGCTCGCGGAAAAGCGAGCAATTTCTGCAGCAGAGGCAATTCCTGCGTTGCTCGCCGGTATGAATGCCAAATTCGCTGGGATGATGGAGCAGCAATCGCAGACTATGCTTGGCAGGTGGTCTACATTCCGTGACGAGATGGAAAATGCTCTACGAGCAGTGGGCTCTGCGTTGCTGCCGTTTGCCAAGCAGGCGACAGAGTTGCTGATCGGTCTGGCCGACAAAATCAAAGCTGCTGCTGAGTGGTTTTCAAAGCTGCCGGACCCAATCCAGAAGACCGTCATCGTGGGCGCTGCTCTCGCTGCAGCGATTGGACCGCTGCTCATCGTGATTGGCCAACTGGCCACGTCTGTGGCCGCTGTGATGTCTGTCTGGCCGGCAATGACTGCCGCATTCTCAGCGGCGGGGCCAGTGATCGGCGCTGTGGCTTCTCCCATTGGTCTTGTCGTTGCCGCGCTTGCCGCGCTCGCTATCTGGGCAGCCACGCATTGGGAGCAGGTGCGTGCTGTGCTCCTGCAGGCCTGGGAGGGCCTCACTGAATACTGGGCCGCGCAGTGGAACGGCGCGAAACAGCAGGTGCTGGCTATCTGGGACGGGATTTCCAAAGCCGCGCAGGCGGTGTGGGGAGTGATAGGCCCCTGGCTCACGGTGCTGTGGGATGGCGTAGTGAGTGCATGGCAGTCTGTCTGGGGCACAATTGGGCCATGGCTCACTGGCACATGGCAAGGCATACGCAATGTGCTTGTGGCTGTTTGGGACTCTATTGCTAGTGCAGCTCAGGCTGTATGGGGAGCAGTTACAGCAGCGATCCAGAAATTTGTCAACTACCTGAAAAGCCTGCCGGGCTTTGAAAAACTGCTTTCGCTTGATAAAGCTTGGGCCGATGCTGGGAAGCTCGAAGAGCAAACTAAGAAGACGACGAAAGCCGTCATGGACTTCGGCTCGTCCACGAGCGCCGCAGGGAAGCAAGTAACAATTGCAGCGCAAAATGTTTCGGGGCTTGCGAAGCAGCAGGCGGAAGCAGAAAAGACAGCGGCTAAGATGCGAGCTGAGCTCGCCAAGAATCAGACTGAGGCTTTGCGCACAAGCATTGAGTGGCAGGGGATGACAAAAGCTCTTCGTGAGCAGATGCAAGCATACGATGAAGCTAGGCGCTTTTTGATCGAATACCACGCACGCATGTTGCAAGGAAAAGACACGACGTGGGCGATGGAGCAAGCGGTCACGTCGTTCGAACAGGCGTTGCAGGATGCATCTCGTGCGATGGGCGATGCCAATCAGCAGATGCTCACGTTGTCAAAATCGACGATGCCCTCACTTGTGTCTGCTGCGGCGCAGGCAGAAAAAGCCGCAGATCAGGTAAGCAATGCGTGGAAGACGCTTGGCTTGCCGTCGCCAAGTGAGCGAGAGGCGCGGCAGAAAGAAATTCAGCAGGCTTATGAGGCCATCAAGAACAGCGGTCTGTATTCGGCCGATGAGGTGCAAAAAGCATACGAAGCGATGCTAAAAAAGACCGGCGCGACTGCGGAGAGCACTAGCAAGCAGATCATGCAGTCTGTGTCTACTGCGATCACGAATTTCACGCAGTCGATTGCAAAGACGCTGTGGGAGGGGCCTGGGAACTTTGGAGATAAGGTCAAAGACATCTTCCGCGACTTAGGTGAAAGCATCACAACTCTGCTTCTGGAAAAGTGGACAGCCAAGATCACTGAGTGGGCTGCAGATACTTTAACTGGCCTGCTTGCGAAAGTCTTTGGCAACGCACTCAGTAACGCCGCTGCCAGTGCAATAGGCGCAGGTACAAGCGCAGCAGCCGGAGCTGCTGGATCTGCTGCTGGTGGAGCTGCTGCTGCTGGAGCTGCAGGGACGGCAGGCGCTGTGGCTGCTGGAATTGGAGCACTTGGAGCCAGCTTAATTGGAGGCGTTGTGTCCGGAGGTATAGCATTTGCTGGCTCGATCATTGGCGCAAAGATGCTCAGTGGAGATTTAGGCAACATCGAGGAAAATACTCGCTACACAGCGATTGCGCTCATTGGCAGCCAGGGTGTGATCGATCTCCAATGGGCGCAGCTTGATCGCATGTGGGAATTGCGTGATTTGCTGATGGGCATTGATTCGAAGTTGGGATGGCTGTGGGAGAAAGTAGATGTCTCTTTAACAGGTATCATGGATCGCTTGGCGGAAATTCGCGATAGAATTGTCGAGCTGCCAGAAAAAATAGTTGAAGCAGGTGGCCGGGCGATATCGATCACAATTCAAGGCAACGTCATCGGCAACGATGATTTTGTGGACTACTTAGCGAAAGAGCTTGCTCGGAGAGCGGTCTGATGCCGACGCTGACAAAAATCTGGAGCTTTGCGAGCAGCGCTGAAGGCTGGACGCTGAGCACTGGTGGCGCTACGGGCATCACTGGTGGCTGGACCGGATCTGACAATGCGACGGGCGACACTGCTGGCACTGGCTGTCTTTACACGCGCAGGACTGGTCAAAATCTCAGTGATGGTTTCGTCAGGTGGTATATCACGCTAAAAGGCACAGATCTAGGCCTGCCGCCAAACGCAGTTATTACTCGCATGGCTGCGCGAGCCTGGGGGCGTTGCGCAGTCTATAGCACTGGCAGCTCCAGCACGAGCATCACAGACCCATACATCTACAATGCACGTATCGGTTATATAAGGTCTTTGCCTAATAACTACTGGTGGAGCTATTCTGGTACAACCTCGTGGGCGCAACTCCGCGAGGCTGCTGGGTGGAGTGATTTGTTGGCAACAGAGACGTTCGACATTTTTGTTGAAACGCAGCCTGTGACAGGCAATTCATCGTCAGCGCAGGTCGAACTAAGGATTGACAGAATCGAGCTGACTGTGGATTATGTGGTGCCTGACACTGAGCCCAAATCTGCGCCGACAGTAAAAATCGGCAACACCGATATCACGTCATATGTCGCGGCTGGGTCCATTCGTATTGAGCGTTTTGCGAACGGCAATAACAGTGAGTGTTCGTTTGAATGCAATGTCACTGGCTGGACCAACCCACTTGGATCGTTATTGGTGCTTGACGCATCAGTTGAGGTGAAAGGTGGGACGATAGTACTTTTCTCCGGCAACGTTGCATCTGTATCTGTTACTTCGAAAGGTGGCCATGTCCGATATTCCGTGCGATGCCAAGACGCTGCAGCTAGACTCGTTCGTGTGGTTGTGCCATATGTGGTTTACAACAATACCACAGTTGGCGCGATTGTCGCATCGTTGGTTGCAAATTACAGCGGAGGTGTCATATCTACAGACATTTCATATGTGAATGACACGCGGCCGGTTTCATCGTATTCATTTCAGGCGATGACGCTGCTTGATGCTCTGAAAACAATTGCTTCTGCGTATCCCGCAGCGTGGTATTTAGACACGCAAAAACGGCTGCACTGGAGGTATGTGTCGCAACCTGAGCATAGTGGCTACAGATTTGCGATCAATCCTACTTTGTACGATGGCGGCGTTGCCCTCGACAGCGTGAATTATGAGCGCGACATTGCTGGCCTGGCAAATCACATCACTGTGATCAGTCAATACGACCAGTACAACACGACAAACTATTCATACAACGTGAGCACTGCTGGTGATGACGGATATTTGACTGGCACATCTACTACTACGTGGCCCCCAACGAATGCAAGCAGCGTAAACACGTCAAGCTCACAAATTGTGGTGAAAAAAGCCAACGAAATTCCGAAAATCACATCAACACTTAATCCTTCGACAGTTTACAGGCCCGGGTTATATGGCGACACATGGCCGCCAACAACGCCTTACACCCACAACGAAAATTTTGTAAAGGAATTGGCATACACTTCTGGGTCTCCAAGATATTATTGCCAGACACTTGGTTTTCGATTTAATATTCCTTCGAGTTGGACTGGGCTTGGATTGATTTCTTTGATTTTTGATGTCAGCAATGTTGGTGATCATCCTGGCGACACAATCAATCAAATTTGGGTTGAGAGAACAGATCAAGGTAATGCGCAAACAGCAATTACAGAGCCGCCGTCGTTTTACAGTGCTTTGCTTTTACAAAACGCAACAAATGTAATTGCTATAACTACTACAGCGAGCCCCGGTGATTCATTGTATTTTCGCATTGGCTTGCGCACAGGCGCGCCAGCATTGGGTGCGCTCAATCAGGCGCAAATCACCAACGTCAGGCTCACGGTAGAGCGGGATGATCCAAACAATGCGTTCTACGAAGAAAAACGTGCGCTTTTGAGGTTTGACACATCTCCGATTCCAGACAGCGCAACCATAAACTCCGTCCAACTAAAGCTACGGTGTGTGTACCGCAACGGAACAATTGCTCCGAATTTGGTTATCAGAAAAGTTACCAGTAATATCTGGCCCCTAGACACGTCAGACTGGGATTACGCAGTACAACAAGACGTGCTTGCCGTTGTTTCATTTGCTTCAATATCTCCCGGACAAGATTTGATCGTGTCTCTGCCTGTGTCGTGCGTAAATGTGACAGGATATACGCAGTTAGCATTGCATTTAGACCAAACTGCAGCGCCTGGATCTTATGAATTTGCAGAGTTGATGTTTGCTGCGCACGGAACATCTAATGCTCCAAACATCTCAGTAGTTGCTACCACATTTACTGCTGGGGTCAGTTTCACAGCACAGGACACTGCGAGTCAGGGGCAATATGGCATGCGCAAGCTTGTCATCTACAATCCTGGCTACACTGCCGACGATTGCGCCAAGCGGGCACAGCTAGAACTTGCGAGACGTGCTGTGCCAGTAGAAGAGTTGACCATAAAAGCATTTAATGGCATTGGCATATATGCTGGACAAGCAGTGTGGTTAGATCTTGGCGCTGTATTGTCGGCCGACAATCGCCTTGTGTTGCGCTCAACCATTGAATACGTCTATCCGACCTACAAATACACGTTGAAGCTTATTGGTCTTGCGCCAAGGCTAGAATCTTTGATCGCAGAGAGGTTGTGAAAATGAACGGGAACTCAATTGTCAATGCTGCAAAAATTGTAATCGGATCTGTGGTGTCGTTTTGGCTTGGACTGCATGCCATGATTCACATTCTTGTCTATGCCATCACTGTAGACATTGCCACAGGGCTTGTAGCAGCGTGGACGGAAAAAAAGATTTGCTCTGACGTAAGCCGCCGCGGTATTGGAAAGAAAGCAATGATGCTACTTGCCGTTGGCGCAACTGAATTAGTGAGCAGGGACCTGCATCTAACGATGACAGTACCATATGGTGGCGAGTGGAGCTTGGGGGCTGTCTTGGCTGGCTACTATGCCATTCACGAGGCCATCAGCGCGACGGAAAATATCTCGCGCATTGGTGTGCCGCTGCCTAAGTGGCTGACGGACAGGCTCCAAGCTCTCAAACAGGAAGCTGAAAAATAGTGTTTGTTCAACGCGAGCGCTGGTTTATTATAAACAGTGATGATGACAAAACAACAAGTGATTGACGCTATCGCTGATGCCATCGCGACAATGGAGGGCTTCTACTCCGACCGTGTGACATTGGCAAAACGCAACGCCAATCCTGGCAATGTGCGCCTGTGGCGAGACGCGCAGGGAAGAGCCTATCCGACGTATCGGGGCTACGTCGACTTTGTGGAGTGGGCGAGCCAGAACATGCCGGGTGCCACGCACGAGGAGATCAGCGCAGCGGCGCTGAACGAAGGATGGCGCGTGCTCCGCAAGCTCGTGGCCGACTACATCTGCGGCAAGTACACAGCCGGGCCGCCGACGTTCATCGAGATGTTTGAGCGCTATGCGCCAAGCAGTGACGGCAACCAGCCGCGCAAGTACGCGACTTTTGTGGCACAGCGGCTTGGTGCGAGGCCGGAACAAAAAATCATCGATTTGATTCAGGAGGTTTGACATGCCTGGAAAGACGACTGCATACAGCGACAGCATCCTCAACGTGCTGCGCGGCACTGCTCGCAGTGCAATCACTCCATACGTCGGGCTGTTCTCCACAGCGCCGAGCAGTGACTCGGATAGCGGTACTGAGCTCAGCGGCAGCGGCTACGCACGGCAGGCGGTGACGTTTGGTGCGCCGACGGCTGGCACGGGCAGCAGCAGACGCATTGCCAACACAAATCAAATCACGTTCGGGCCGGCCACAGCAGCGTGGGCAACGGCTGTGGCGTTTGGGATTTGGGACGCTGCCAGTGGGGGCAACCTGCTCTACTACGGGCAGCTTCTCGATTCCGGCGGTAATGCTACGACAAAGACAGCTGCAAAGGACGACACCATCGTGTTGAGCGTTGGGTCGCTGAGAGTCGAGGAGGATTGAGCATGGCAATCAACAGCCTTGACGATCTGATTGCTGCATTACCCGGACAATATCTCAGATTTTACCGCCAAAGCGCCGGAACGAAGGGTGCTGGCTACTGGCACTCTTTGTGGAGAGTTCCCGGATTCCCCGGAGCGCCAACAAGTAATCCGCCAACTGGGAACGGGGAAGTCCCGACAAAAAGTACTGCTGGAGCATTGCCGCTTGTAAATGCCAGTGGCAGCAATAAGCTGTACATTGCAAATGCGTTTGCGGCTTTTGGAACTGGTGGCGGCAGTCTGATTTTTTATGATCGCCTTTGGCATAACAGTGGATTTGTTGGCAATTCAACAAGTGTCCAATCCATCAGTACACCTCCTACACTTACGCGAGGAGACACAAATGGAACCGATGTTGAATTATGGCTTGAAGTCTACACGGCGTTTGGCAGCACAGCGACTACAATTACGGCTACATATGTAAATCAAAACGGCGATACAGGAAGAAGCGCTACAATATCGACTTCGGGAATGGGCGCTCCTGTTGCTGGGCAAATAATTCCTTTCAATTTGCAAACTGGCGATACTGGAGTCCGTACTGTATCCAGTGTTCAGCTTTCTGCCAGCACAGGAAGCGCTGGAGACTTTGGCCTAGTTTTACTACGCAGACTAGTGGAAATTCCATACGCATACGGGGCGACAGGAGGAGGCCAAGATGCTTTTTCCGCCGGACTCCCAGAAGTACCTAACGATGCATGTATTGCAGCTTTGATGCTGTGCTCAACATCTAGCACAGGGGCAGTGTATGGATCTCTTCGGATCGTGGAGGGATAAATGGGATTCTCGACAGTGCAGGATTTACTGACAGCGCCAAGACAGAGAGTAAATTTTTTAAAGCAACAACAAAATACGGTTGGAGTTGCTCCACTATACACAAGATTTGTGAATGGGTTTTCCCCATTTAGCGCTACAGTACCTTCTAGCACAAACGGCGAAATAACAGACAAATTTACACAAGGTGCTTTGATATTTACAAATCCTAGCACTGGCAAGTCTTTGTATTTATCCGGTTTCATGGCAAACTCATGGGACCAACGTGTCATTCTTTGGGATTTGCTTTGGTGGAATCATGGGTTTTCTACAGATTCTACGAGCGTACAGAATATTTCAACCCCACCGACTTTAACGCGCCCAGATTCAAGTGGATCGGGTGTAGAATTATTCCTGTGGGCAAATAGTACAATAGGTAGCGGCTCAACTCCTGCCGCAAATATTTATGCAACATATACAAATCAAGATGGAGTCTCGGGAAGAACAGCGTTTATCAATAAACCAACTGGACAATTTGGGGGAAGGTCAATGATGGAATTCTGTTTACAAGCTGGCGATACTGGAGTTAGAACCGTGTCTAGTGTGCAGCTCGACACATCACTTGCTGCCTCGGCCACATTTGGACTAATGCTTGCAAGAAGAATTGTTGAGCTTCCCGCAATACTTCCTGCGCCTATGGACGCAATATCTTTAGGATTGCAAAAAATTGACAATGACGCGTGCGTCATGATTACTGGTATCCCAAATGGTTCAATTTTTGCTGCAATTGCAGGCTATCTTGAATTCGTGGAGGGCTAATGTCAGCTCCGGGCCGCAGACTAAATTCTCGCATAAGCCGCCAATCGCTCACGCCGAAGCGTGACAATGTTCTTACTGCGGCCCTCAACGCGTGGTTCTGGGGCGCTGCAGGCACGGCGCACGAGGTTTGGGCTGCTGCGATTGCCGCTGCCGTGACCACAGCGCAAGTGATGGCGCAGCGTGCTGCTAGTGCTGCGGCTGCTGGGCAGTCTGTGTTGAGCACAGCGGTCATGGCTGTGCGTGGCGTGCTCAGTGCTGCGGCTGGAAGCGCAATAGTGAGCACTGTGGCATCTGCCGTGCGTGCAGCGATGGCAGCTACGATGGCCAGCGCCGCTGCGTCCGCTGTGGGGTCTCTGTGGCATGCTGCCGCTGGTGTCGCTGCTGGCATTGGTCTTGCCGCGCTACGGCTGATCGAGATGCTCGCGCCTGTAAGCACAGTGCGGCGGTACCGAGTCGCATTCGAGCGCAGGCGGGTGATTGTGAGGTGACCAGTTATGGCGATGACGACATTCCTGAAGGATCCCGACAGCACGCTGGACTACACACTGGATTGGTCGGCCTGGCTTCAGGGAGATACGATCACATCCAGTACGTGGACCGTGCCTGCTGGCCTGACGCAAGAGAGTGCGGCAAATACTACGACCACGGCGACGATCTGGCTGAGCGGTGGAACGGCAGGCAAAGACTACGTGGTGACCAACAGCATCGTGACCACGGCGGGGAGAATTGAGGATCGCAGCATCAGAATCAGAGTGATCCAGCGATGAGATACCTGCAGGCAGTAGCGTTGCTGGCGCTAGCATGGATGTTAGTAGAGGCATCTCTGCTGCTGCGCGAGGCCCGGCGCACAGTGGCACTCATAGACCAGACATCAGCACAGATCGCCGCTCTCGCCGATCGCACGGCTGCGGAGGTCATCCAGCGAGCCGATGCCCGCGTGGCTGAGGCATTGCGCCGAGCAGACAGACGGCTGGCACAGACGCTCGACCTGGCTGACCGGCGCACGGCGCAGATTGCAGAGATGGCAGAGGCGCTCCAACAGGACACAGCAAGTGTGGCCACAGAGTTGCGCAGCACTCTGGCCGAGGCGCGAAGTGCTATCGCCGATGCACGCAGTGCTGGCACTGTCGCTGCTGCGAGGCTGGATTACTGGACAGACTGCCAGCAGAACGGCCTGTGCTGGCAGGGAGCAATTACGGATACACTGCTGGCTGCCAGACGGGCAGCGCTGACTGTGGATCGCGTTGCACCACGCATGGCTGAGGCTGCCGAGGCCACGAGCCAGAGCGTGGCCGCTACGGCGCAGGCCAGTGCGCAGACGGCGCAGAACATTGCCACGCTCACGCGGCCCGCGCCGCGCTGGGCGCGGTGGGCAGGCATCACACTTGGTATCGCAGCGCCAGCCGCTCAGGTGGCGCTGCCATTTGCAGTGAGGGCGAGATGACTATCATCACTTCGATCTGGAAAAAAGTGCGCAAGATTTTTGGCGGCGGCAGCGTCGCCGATAACATCGTTCGCGGCGTGGAGGTCTCTCTGCGCTACCTGCCGGAGATCATGCAGGTAGTAGAGTGGCTGGCCAAGATGACGCCAAACAAGACCGACGATGAGATCATAGCAGCAGCGAAGCAGCTCGGGCTCGAAGCGCCCGTGGCTGGATCGCCGAGCGAGGCGCTGGCCAAGCTGGCTGTCCAGTGGGCCAAGCGCAAGTGGCCGGATGCGGCGGAAAGGCGCATCAGGCGAGCCATCGAGATTGCATACGGCGCAATCAGGCCGTAGGAGGGCATTGCGATGGTGCAAGCCTGGTTCACGCGCGCGCCTCGGCCCAACTGGCTCCAACGCCTGATATCGTGGCGGCAGCTCGGCCCGTGGTCACATGTGAGGCTGGCTATATCGTGCGACCGTGGATGGGAGGTGCTGGAGGCAGCCTCGCCTGGCGGCGTACAGCAGAGATTTGCTGCGCAGCCATTGCCGGACGTGGCTGAGATCGTCCAAATGCCACTGAGCTATCGTCAGATCTTGCTATTACGTGGCTGGTGGGCGTCGCACATAGGTGAGCGCTACGATGCCGTCGGTCTGGTAGAGGTCGCGATGGGCAGGCCCAGCAGCGACAAGCGTGCGTGGTTCTGTAGCGAGGCCGTGGCAGCGTCACTTCATGCAGCTGGCCTGCTGCACTGGCTAGATCCTGCTCAGACTACGCCTGCACTGCTATGGGCGGCGCTGCGTGGATATGCTGAGGGATGGGAGTCGTGGCTATGAGTTACGTGCTAAGAGACCTGTCTACTGGCCGCCAGATCTTGCTCACGGCACCAGATACCAAGGCGGCAAGATTGGAGGCTATCGCTGCGCTAAGACAGAGTCCGCCGGTGGACCTATCGTCAGTGGACCTGGCTCAAGGCTTTGCGTCCGTGCCTGCTCCTGGCGCTGCTCTACAGCCGCGGCGGGTGGCTGTAGTACCGGCGGATGCAGACGACACTCAAGCGGAGCTCCAGGTCTCCGCTCCAGAGCCACCGTGCGTCGCTGCGGCGCACCAGTGGGGGCCGCTGGATGACCACGGCGGCCATCATATGTGCATCGTGTGTGGCTTGGAGAGGCACACGGAGATCACAGATGGTGAGCCTGTATACAGCTATGCCTGGCCGAACGACTACGGCGTAAGGCTGCGGCTGCCGAGCACGGATCATCTGGGCGAGGCATCAAAGATGATCGAAGATCGGCGTGCAGATATAGAAGATGCCATTCAGCATCATCGCTGGAGGGCAGCAGCGACCATGCTGGACACGCTGCGGCAGGCTCTGATCACTGCTGGCGCTGGGCCTGCGGCGCTGCAGTGGGCGCAGTCCGCGGTAGAGATCCACGGACGGCTGGCACTCGCTGCCGAGCTCATTGGGCGCTAGATAGCGCCGATTCGAACATGAACAAATTTTAATGAAAAAAGTATTGACAGGCGGAGTGCTACAGAGTAAGATGACAGTGTAAGCAGTTGGGCGCGGCTGCTACAAGGGAAAGGAGAAAGAGATGAAGATCATTACAATAAGCAAGCGTGGCGTCAGCCACGCAAAGCCGGAACTGGCCACCTCGCCCCGTGGCCAGTACTGGCGCTTCAGCCACGGCGAACTGGGCCGTGGCCGCCGCCTCGTGTTCTACCCACTCGGTAGCCGGGATTTCCCGGCTACCGAGCCCGCCCCCGATGGGGACCAGGACTATGACCTGATCCCCGTCTCTGAGGGCCGCGCCCATATCTTGGTGCGCGGCTCTGGACGGCAGCAGGGATACCTCGCCCTGCTGTCGCTCGACCCCGGCTTTCGTGGCTCCGCCACCTACGAGGTGGATGGGGCTGCGGAGGTCCTTGCCGAGGGCCGCGAGGCCCAAGGCGACGCCGGGCGCATGGGCGGGGCACCCTGCCCCGTCCTGAGGGTCACCGGGCCCTGTGTGATCCGGTGGCACCGGGATGGCCGCCTTTACGGCGACCACCCGGATTGGGTGGCCGTCTATGACGGCCAGAGCTGGGTCGTCCAACCGGACGATCCGCAGTATGCCGCCGAAGAGGCGGCATTCTTTGCCCCCGACGAGGAGGTGCAGGCTTAGTGCCTGCGCCCTGCTGGGGGCTTTTTGTTTTGGCAAAGAGGACATATGAAGAAGACGCAGATCGTTCAAGGCCGCACCTACGCGGCCAAAGTTTCCGGCCAGATCGTGCCAGTGCGCATTGAGCGGCCATCGCCCTATGGCGGCTGGGTCGGCCGCAACCTGCGCACGGGCCGCGAGGTCCACGTACGCAGCCCGCAGAGGCTGCGGTATGAGATTACTAGGACGGGAGGACAGCCATGAGAGTCCGGATCGTGCTTACGGGCCGCCTAGCGCGGCTTGCGCATAGCATCTCACGCTGGATCAGGAGACGGTAATGCAATCAGATTGGGTCCAGCGCGTGCTGGCGGCGGCGGGGCGCAGAGCCGCTCCGCCTGCCACTCATGCCAAACCAAAGCCCTCTCCCAAGCCTATGGCAATCCAGCCTCCTCCTGGCTTGGCCACGCCGCTCTGGCGGCACCAGGCCGAGGCCTATCGCTTCGCCTTGGAGCGCATTGCCGTTGGCCGGCAAGGCATCATGCTGGCCATGGAGATGGGGACCGGCAAGAGCCTCACTGCTCTCGCCATCATGCT